TCCATGATCCAATAACCTGATCCTGCACAAACTTGGCTGGTGCTGGATAGTCCACATTAAACTGAATAAAGTCTAGGTCTAGCCTAGAGTCACCTCTGGAATCCAAGACCTGCTTTGACAGTGAGGATAATGGAATGTAGTCTTGCCAGTAAGAACTTGCACCAGCTGCAAGATTAAATCCAGATATGTCGTTGACTATTGAAACATGATAGCTTGCAATATGACTATCTATAGACTCAGAGGCATACTGTCCTAAAGTTCCTCCATCATATAAGTATTGATAAACAGAGGTATTGTATAGTTCTGCATCTACAATACTATCTAGTACATTTCCATCAACAAACTCATCTGAAAACACTATTCCGCTGCCGTCAAAAATTGATGATATTTGCTGCAAGCTCTTTTCAGAACAAACTCCAAACTTGTAAATCTTTCCCAAGAATGTCTGACTAAAGTTTTTCCTTCCTCCAATATACATTGAAAGATTTGACAGCCTTCCAAAAAACTGAGCCACCCTTTCACCGTAGAAATCAGAAAACTTTCTTATGTCAACTCCAAGAATAAATGTCTCACCCAAAAAATATCTTTGCTTGGAATCTATAACTGTTTCAACGCCAGCCTCAGTTAAAATGTAGTCAATGCTATCTCCGTCAATAACAATTTCAAAAGAAGAGTTTGATACCTTGTCTTCTACGATAAGGATTGTCTGTCTCAAGTTTGATGGAGACAACTCTTTGCATGAAACATAAAAACCCCTCATGGTTTCTGTTGCCAGAGATAGGTCCTCTACATAAAGATAACCATTTGTAGATGACCAACTGCTAAGTGGTCTTAGCATTATGAAATTAGAATCTTCGTCCTGTGCCTGCTCAAGATCACTAATCCACTGATCTGTGGTTTTATTATCAAAGACTGCTACAGGAGGACTGTACTCTGGAAACGATATTACATTACCATTTATCCTTAGATTATCGTAAGCACCCTGAGACCATCTTCCGATATTAGGGTAGGAGTAGTTTTTAGAATATTTTGCAAAAGGATAGTCAATGAATACGGAGCTTCCGCTATAAGAGTTATTTATATTTTCTGGAAACTCCACACCTTGACCATAAATAAACCTACGCTTAGCAACTTGAACTGGCACCCTATATCCATAAATCGCAACGGCATCTATTTCAAGTGGTAGCACATCTTCGTAAGACCAAAAACCAAGCCATTCATTGTCTAGCTCCTGATCATTAATCAACGTAGTGCTGTCAGGAAACACGAGGTCCTCAGCAAAAATGAACAACTCTCCTACCTGCTCACCATTAATAAGTAGGGAAATGGATGATGGAGAATACCTTATATGAATAAGCATTGGACGATACCACTGTCCAACAAAGTGATTTATTACATGGCTGCCAACCTTTAAGGATAAGAATGGTCCATTAACGTACAGTCCATCTGTACCCCGAATATTTCCAAAAATTCTTTTGCTATCCTGAGAATCTGAGTTTACCCTTAGCCAGAACTCGTAGGTGTATTCACGATATTTCCCAGACTCATTTAAAAAACCAGAGCTTGGAAAAATTATAGATGGAAAAGACTCGTATGGCTGAATTGTAGTAACACTATTTGACCCATAAACCATTGGGAATCCATGGTTCTTTGCAGATAGTGCATTTTGATCTACCAAGTAGTATCCAGGTGTATCCTGCAGTCCATAAGATGTAGCACGAACCCCATAAACATCATCGGCTGTATCAAAAATGTTTGACGGAATGACTTCTGGATAGACACCAAGAGACGATGAGTTAAACTCTTCAGACCATTGCCCAATGTTAACTCCATTTACCAAAAAGCTATAATTCTCAAGATCGTCACCCTCAAAAAATCTAGCTCTAATTATTAGCCTAAGGTTAGAATTTTGAACGGATGGGGTGAATGTTTCTGATATGAATATCCAGCTTTCATAAATTTCTGTAGAGAAGAACTTTGTATTCTCTATGGTAGCACCACTAACTGAGTCGTAATATTCATAACCAATGTCAAATCCAGAGATATATGGGGTATTGGAATATAAAAAAGCACCAATACTAATAGTCGAAAGCTTTTTATTTAAGTCTTCAATAGAAATAATGTCTGGGCTTACACACTTGATGGAAAACTCTCTGTCAAGAATGCCTAATGCTGATACAGAAGAAACGCTGCTATTGGGGAATGGTTCATCAAAAATAGAAGAAATTGTGGACACTTCACCATTTTCGACTTGCCAAACAGAAAGGTCTCTACTTGACTCAGGTATCAAAGATATGTAGTCGGCAATGTCATCCAGGGGCCAGAAGGCTGATGGATGCTCTGAGAATACCTTTTCTGCATAAAGGTTAGATGGATTTGACATATTTCACCACCTATAGTTTATCACAGACTATTGCAATAAATGCCAGAAAGCTGGTGACATATACTTTACCCCACTTGTGATAATCAATGATTCGTGGAAGAATGGTGGAGTTGATGGGAATATCACGATGCTTCCAGCAGATGGCTTAATGGTTACCCCCTGTGCCTCAAATCTTAGCTCTCCTCCAACATAGTCATCGTTTAAATATAAAACTGCAGAGATATTCTCGGTGGTAGGACTTGGAGAAGAATCTGTATGAGGTCCCATTGAGGTTCCAGTAAAGTACTTGCTTATACTGATTGGTGCCTTGCTTCCTAGATCAATTCCAAGAGCTTCAGAGTAGTGGTTACCATAACTAGAAAGCGTATTGCTCAATGTATCAAAAACTAGCTTAGACTCTTCTGCTGCAGAATCATAAAGCATCTCATTAGTTACTTTTTTTTCTCCAAATACATAGGAGCCATCACTGACTATCCAGGAACTCCACCCAGAAATTAGTCCGTCATCTGTTTTTTCTATTAGTTCTATCAAACTTGCTGGGTTATCTATCACAGACTCATAATAGTATATCTTTTCTGCAAATATTTTTGGAGTGATTTTTTTCATGGCTATTTACGCTGTGCAAACTAGGCTAGCTTGTTTCCGTTCTGCCACTCCTGTTTCTGCTTAGCCTGCTGCTCCCTAACCATCCTAGTTTCTTCCTCCCAGGCTGCTCTCTTTTCTTCAGAATATTCTATGTCGCTAAAGTCCCAAAAAGAAACCATAGTATATCTAGTTCCAGAGGTTATCTCTCGTACCCCATGAATATTCTCAATACCACCAGGGAATGTTATTAAAGAGCCTGCCGATGGCTTGAACTCAATATCATGATCTGGGAAGTATAGTTCTCCTCCACCATAATTATCATTCAGGTAAAGTATCGCAACATACTTATTAATTTCAAATGCGTTTGGCTTACCATCTACATCTGAATTATCTGAGTGTGGATTTGCAAAGCCACCTACATCCCATTTTTGTGCATGCGAAGTGTTTGGCCTAACACTAGTCTCAAAAACTGCTTCTACATGAATCCTAAACTGCTCACGCAAATCGTCAAAGAAGTCACCAGCAAGCCTGTAGTCTCCAAGCATAGGATCGTTAGGCTGTAGGCCCATTCCAGAAGATCCATAAAAAGCAATGTCTCCCCACATTTCAGCCTTAGCTTCAAAATAGTCAATCATATTCTTTGCATCTTCTTGGCCAATAAAGTTAGGAATCTCTACAATACGATTATCTTTAATGCCAAGAATGCTATCCTCAATGGGCTCGTTCTTATAATAGATAAAGCTTGATCTATTTACAACGTTAGTCATTTTTACCACCTGGACTTTCATGAGAAAGAATTGTCCAGAAAAATGGACAAGTATACCTAATGCCAGATGTTATTTCAGTAATACCATGTATAAAGTTCATGTCTCCTGGGAAAAAGTATGCTGCACCACGCTTTGGCTTAAACCTAATATCCTGATTTGGAAAATAAAGCTCTCCGCCTTCGTAGTCGTCGTTAAGATATATGATTGTAGCTAAGTCATACCATGGGAAGTCATTTGGCTTTCCAGCATTTAATCCTTCGTGAAGCTCTTTATCTGCGTGAGGTAACTGAAAATTTCCTGGCAGCCACCTTACCAAAGCAGGAGAAGTTGGGGTTGCCTCAACATTAAAGAAATCTTCAATAACTGGCCTTAGTCTTTTGATTATAGAAGAAATAAGCTCTATGGTCTGTGGGCTATTCTTGTAGATGGTTGGGTAAGTGGCAACACGCCCATCCCAATATCCAGCATCATATATCATAGTGCCGTCCTCATCATAATGAGTTTCAGTAATATCCCAGTTATCGTTTGACCCAATAT